TGTACTTGGAACTTACAATGATTATGCAACTCTTGTATCAGAGCATCCATTTGGTGCAACAGGTGACGGCTATCTTGTAAACGGCAACCTCTTTGTATGGGGCGGCTCTACATGGATTAACGCTGGCTTTATCCAGGGACCTACTGGCCCAACTGGTGCTCAGGGAGCACAAGGTCTACTTGGTCCAACTGGTGCGCAAGGTACACAAGGTACTCAAGGTATTCAAGGTATTCAAGGTCCAGTCGGACCTACTGGTGCACAAGGTTCACAAGGTTTACAAGGAACACAGGGTGTCCAAGGACCTACTGGCCCAACAGGTGCTACTGGTGCTGCATCAGCTGTTCCTGGACCAACAGGTCCTCAAGGCGTTGGTCTTGAAATCAAGGGAACATTTAATACTTACGCTGAACTTCTATCTGCAGTTCCAACAGGAACTACTGGTGATGGTTACCTTATCTCTGGTCAACTTTATGTTTGGCAAGGAGTCCAGTGGGTTAACGCTGGAACTGTTCAAGGTCCTACTGGTGTAGTTGGCCCTACAGGTCCAACAGGAGCACAGGGTATTCAAGGTATAACTGGTGCAACTGGTGCGACTGGTGCGACTGGTTCTACAGGTGCTGCTCCATTTACAATAATTGGAACTTGGCAACAGGGTATTACCTACTCTCCAGGTCAAGCGGTTTTCTACGACACCCCTACATTAAAGGGAACCTATGTTCGTAGAAACTCAACATCAACTGCTGGAATCACTCCACTAGAAGACCCAGCAAACTGGTTAGCTCTTGTTGCTGCAACTATCGGTAATACAGGACCTACAGGACCTCAAGGTTTAACTGGTATTCAAGGTGTTACTGGACCTACAGGTATTCAAGGCCCAACTGGTCCAACAGGAAATCAAGGTTTACTGGGTCCAACAGGCCCTACAGGCACTACACTACTAAACGTGGATGCTGGCACTCCAACTACTAACTATGGTGGAGTTGATGTTATCGACAGCGGAGGAGTCATTCAGTAATGGCAATTAAAGTACAGTTACGTCGTGGTACGGCGTTACAGTGGTCAACAACAAACCCTCTGCTTGCAGAAGGTGAGCTTGGTCTTGAACTAGACACTGGAAGATTTAAAGTTGGCAACGGCGTAGGGTTGTGGAATGCGTTAGTATATGCATCTGGTATTCAAGGTCCGACAGGACCTGCAGGTGTTGCTGGCGCTAACGGTGCTACTGGACCTGCTGGCGCAGATGGTGCTGCTGGTCCTACAGGACTTCGTGGACCAACTGGAACTCCAGGACCTGCTGGTGATGGTGGTCGCGGCGAAGAATTAGTTATGGATGCTCAACTAGAGCTTGGACTATTTTTTCCTCGTTACTCTCAAACCAGAACAACAACAGTTACATCAACCGTTATTCCACCAATAGCGTTAATTTAGGAAGGTAATTAAATGGCACGTAATATTGCTCCTGAGGAGTATGTATTTGACCCAGTTCTTAAGAAGATTACGATTAATCGTTATATTCAAGAGAAGCACATCTTCCTCATTGTCAACTCTAAAAATAACAAAGTCCTATTTAACTTCTCTGACCCAACACTAACTGCAACTGTAGATTACATCTACCCAACTTACAGCATCTCAAACACCAGCGCTGAAAGCGTTTATAAGACAACTATTACCTTAACAGGTTCTGGCGTCGACATTACAGGAATGACATCTTCAGATATCCTCCAGATTATTCTTGATGATGAAGACCAAAAGGTTACTTTTGACGACACCTTTATTGACGGAGCACAGAAGCTTCGTACATCAACTCCACAATCCCTTATGGATACTGACTTTGAATACTCAGTACAGCCATCTAAGTGGGAGTCTCTATTCTTAGCTAACGGTTACCCATCATTCTTTGCAAAGGGTACTGGCGGTAACTCATTTGACGTTGTAACTGTGACTGGTGACGGTGTTCGCCCACGTTCAACTATTACAGTAACAACTGCTCTTCCTCATGGTTTATCTGCAGGTCAGATTGTTTCTGTTCAAGAAACTCTTAACTACCTTGCAGAAGGTACCTCTCTTGTAACAGCAATTCCTTCAACAACTACTTTCCAGTACACAGCTCGTGGAGCTGTATCTGGTGACATTCAGTCTGGAACTCTTACATCTATCTACGGTGGAGACATCTTTGATGGCGCTCACATCCCAGGCGGTAACTTCCCAATCGGTGGTGTTAACACCCTTAACCGTTGGAGAGCTACTACAGACGGCGCTGCTCCAGTATCAACAGTAACAGTTATCTTTGACCAGCCTCACGGCGTGTTCCCAGGAAACCTTATTGTGGTTTCTGGTACAAACAGCATTGACGGTAACTGGCAGGTAACTAAAGTTGCTACTCAGACAAGCTTGGAATTTCAGTTGTCTCGTCAGCAGTCTGCAGTATCAGTTCCTACTACAGCTCTTATTTTTACTAAAGGCGACTCGTATGTTGTTCACCGCCCATATGACGGTGGTGTTTCTATCTCTACTGCAACTAACTCAATGGGTTCTCAAGTTATTCGTCAGACCCGCCGTTACTTCCGTTACCAGTCAGGTAAGGGAATGCAATTTTCAACAGGTGCGCAGCTAACCCCTGTCTATGATGTTGAAACACTAAGCATTAATGGTGGAAGCGTTGGACCAGCTATTGTTACAATTAAAACTGTACAAGACCATGGTATGCAAGCTGGCGTTCAAATTGACATTGAAGGTGTTAAGACACGTTTCCCTTACAACCCATTTAACGGTAATGATATTACTGTTAGCCGCATCATTGACGTTAACACATTTGAATTTCAAGTAACCCTTACCCAGACACTTCCAGCAATTGACTGGAACCCAGCTGGAACTAACGTATACGTACACGCTCGTAAGTGGTACGGAGCTGTTACACGTGCGGGTATGTATGATGAGCAAAACGGATTTTACTTTGAGTACGATGGACAGAAGGTTTACTGCGTACGCCGTCACTCAGAAAAAGAAGGTATTGGTCGTATTAACGTAGTAAAGAACTCAAGCTTTGTTACTGGTCTAAGCACACAGTTCCGCAAGCAGTTAACTGTAGGTCAGTCTATTGTTATCAAGGGTTCTAGCTATAAGGTTGTTTCAATCAACAGCGCAACCTCTATGAACATCTCACCTGCATATCGCGGCGCTACTGGTAACAGAACACGTTACCTACTTACTCAGTCTGACCGTTTCGCACAAGAAGTTTGGAACGTAGATAAGTTTGATGGAACAGGTCCTTCAGGTTACAAGCTTGATATGGGCCGTATGCAGATGGTTTACATCGACTACACATGGTACGGTGCAGGAACTATACGTTTTGGTATGCGTGGACCTAATGGAAAGATTTACTGGTGTCACCGTATGCCACAGAACAACGTTAACAATGGCGCATACCAGCGCTCTGGTAACTTGCCTGCTCGCTACGAAGTTGTTAACGACCCATCAATCTTTACCAAGATGATTGCTGGTGGCGCTCCAACTCTCGGTGCTCAGCTTGGTGCTAACGACTTAAGCCTCTGGGTAGAAGACGCAACTGCTTTCCCACCTGCTGGCTACATTTACGTACGCGACGGCGTTAACTGCGAAATCATGCGCTATTCATCTATTGACCCATATGCTTCATCACCTGGTGGTTATAAGATTAATATTGCTCAGCGTCGTGCGTCTATTACAAACGTATATCCAGATACAGCATTCACATTTAGTGGAACAACAACTCCAGTAGTCTTTACTCCAGATTCATCTATTACAGGTGTTGGTGGAGATGCTCAAGTTGCTGTTCAGTCAATTACTCAAAACTGCGCACCTATCATCAGCCACTGGGGTTCCTCAGTTATGATGGACGGCCGTTTTGATAATGATGCTAACTTCATCTTTACTGGTGGTATGACCAAGCTTCTATCAGTGGCACCTGGTGTTACTCGCCCACTGGTTGCTATTCGTTTGGCACCATCTGTTGATAACGCTATTGCCCGTAACTTCGGTATCCGTGAACTTGTGAACCGCATGCAGCTTCAGCTTAACTCTATCGGTGTTTCTACCAACGGACAGTTCCGTATCGATGGTGTTCTTAATCCTGCATCTGTTCTTTACAATACATATACACCAGCAAACCTTACAACAACTCGCTCATCTGTAACTGGTACGTCTGGTCAGATTACTATCACTATTGCAGATACAACTGGTACTACAGGTATCATCCCAGGTATGTTGGTGTCAGGAACTGGTATCGGAACTAACGCTCAGATTGCTACTGTGTCAGCTAACGTTATTACCCTATCTGTTCCTAACTCAGGAACAGTCTCTGGAACAATTACCTTCACTCCTCGTAGTGGATATGTTGGACTTCCTGATGATTGGAGCCGTGACCTTGTAGGGTCTGGTTCTTTGGCTCAGGTTATCTACTTTGACAACTCTGGCCCTGGAGCTGGAGGTGTTCAAGCTGCCTCTGGACGCGTTATTGGTGGTGACTCTGTAGCCTCATTCTTCACAGAAAACGGCGGTGGTGGAACCAACTATAACGTCTCTAACTACGACCTTCGTACCGTCCGCGACCTAGGTAACTCAGTTATCTCTGGCGATGGAAACATCTCAAGCCCTTCATACCCTAACGGCCCTGACCTTTTGGTCCTAACGGCTACCAACATTGGTACCGCAGCAGCCAACATCTCAGCTCGTATCTCATGGATTGAGGCACAGGCATAATGTTCACGGTTTACGATGCCCCTTTTTTAAAAAACGCTATACTTTTAATAACCTCGGAAGGTAGGTAAATATAGAATGCCTGATTACACATCCTTAGCTACGCAGATTGATTCCGTTAAATCGGAAATCACAACCAGCCTTGCAGCTAGTACTTATACAGCACAGGAGCTAATCTACGTTGCAAAGACCCTTGAAACTTTGGGCACCTTGCTCGGGGTCAATGACATTGTTGCTGCTACTGCAGACCGCGTAGCCGCAATCAATACTGCTGGGACAACCCAGACAACCGCTGTTAACACAGCTGGTACAACACAGGTTTCTGCAGTTAACACTGCGGGAAATAACAAGGTAGCTGCTATTCAAGCAGAAGCAGCTAATCTAACCAATCTAGCGTATATAGGAGTACTAGCGTAATGCCAACAACAGTAACACGATTCAGAGCAGGTACAGCTGGTACTTCAGACGGAAGTGCTTATGCGGTTCCAGCTTCTAACACTGCAATCATCACGAACATCATCCTCTCTAACAAGACGGCTGCTACCCGTACGGTAACAGTCCTCACAGGAGGAGTTTCATTTTGCACAGGTCTACAGGTACCAGCTAATGGCACTGTAAACTTCGATGCCCGCACAGTATTAAACGCAGCAGAGACTATTACAGTAACAGCAGACCAGGCGTCAGCTGTTGACTTTTTAATCTCTGGCGTATTGATTTCTTAATCACGGAAAAGGACAGGTAACTATCAATGGCAATTTCCTCAAGTAAAGACTTTATCGTCTTCCCGAATGACAATTCGGGTCGCTTGTTTATCAATGAGGCCACCTTCACAGCC